CCAAGAAAAGGTTTACGTAAAGATGGTACAAAATACTTGATGCAATACAAATGGCGATGTACATTCAGAGATGCATACTATGTGTGTTGTTTAATCTGGCCTTGGTCACACACTAAACTAGAGAAGGTACAGAAGATCATAGAACATTATACACAAAGAGCGTTAAAAGATAATGTTATAAGTTTAGAAGAATATAGAGAGGTAAAAAAAAATGTTAGATAAGTTTGTATATCAAGGATTACATTTTATTATGAAATGGGCAGGCACATTAAATGCATGGGCATGGCGTAAACATGTTAAGATTATTAGATCTAAACAAGAACAAGAAAACGAAGAATATTTAAAGGAGTTAAAAAATAAATTATGATAAAAAGTAAAAAAATACCAGTGCATGTATTTAATTGGGGACCATGCGTAGTTAAATTAAAAGTAGAAGAAGATTTTAGAAAATTATTGTTAGATGAAAGTAAAAGTAATACTGAAGATTATAGAGATAAGTTAGCAGGAATCTTGGACCACGAAACAGGATATAATGAGAAATCTAGACATAAAATATTACCTGAGCTATCTCAATATCTAGGCGTGTATGATGAAATGTATCAAAAATATACTGGTAAACCTTATGATAAAAAACCAGCGTACGTTTTATCTGCGTTATGGATTAACCATCAAAGACCAAATGAATTTAACCCACCACACGATCATGATGGTAAAATTTCTTTTGTTGTCTATTGTAGTATTCCTGAAGAATTAAAAAAAGAACAACTAGCTTACACAGGTAGGTCTTGTGGACCAGGAGGTATACAATTTTTATATGGAGATGGACAAAGAGATTGCATAACTTACATGTCTCACTTTCCGGAAGAAGGAGATATGTATCTTTTTCCTGCGTGGCTTAAACACTGGGTTGCACCATACAAGTCTGATTGTACAAGAATTAGTGTTAGTGGTAACTTTCACGATACTGCACCTTTAAATAACATAGAAAAATTTGCACCTAAATATTTAGAAACTAAATGACCGAGATAGAAAATTTTTTATCTAAAGAAGAGTGTAAACATTTAATTGAAATTTATAAAAATAATTCAAATAAAGCTGAGCATCATGAAGGTAGAACATACAAACTAGTATTACATGCTGGAGAAGAGTTGACAAACAATAGTTTTTTAAACATGATTATAAAAAAATATCAACAAATAAGACCTGTAGATCATTTAGCTAATTTAGAAATAGTTTATTGGCCTCAAGGTGTTTTTATGGATTGGCATAATGACCTTATATATTATAATCATTCAACCATAACAAATTTAAATGACGACTATGAAGGTGGTAGAACTTTAGTTGAAGACTACGAGGTAAAACCATCTATAGGTAAATTAGTTTTATTTGGATCTGAAAAAATGCATAAAGTTACCCGTCTTGAAAAAAATGTTAGATATGTTATAGGTGCCTGGTATAAAAATATAGATAGAAAATGAAAGATATGATGGATCTAATAAAAATTCGAAAAGTAGAAAAGCATTCTGAGATGAAACCAACGTTGCTTAATCTAATTGATGCAGAAAAAGGTTTTAAATGGTCTAATGGAGATCATGATACAGATGTTAAATATAATGTTTCTAAAACAGATTGGGAACAAAGACCATCTAACTATGTTGATTTTTATTTAACCCACATGAAAGAATACTTTGAAGAATATGATTTTGTAAATTGTTCGCAAGGTAGAGTGCACAATGTTTGGTTTCATCAATACCATAAAAACGATTTTCATGGTTGGCATGTTCATGGTGGGTGTCAATTTGCTAGTGTCTATTATTTAGAGCTGCCAAATAAAAAGTTTGCTACTCAATTTTATGATTATAATAAACATGAAGTAATTAATGTTGATGTAGAAGAAGGAGATTTAGTTATATTTCCGTCTTTTATACCTCATCAATCTCCTAAGGTATTGGACGATGGTAGGAAAACTGTAATATCTGCTAACTATAGTTTTGAAGAATTAAAAAAATTTTATTATGAATTTGATTTATGATGAGCGATAAAGACATTGCAGAATACCATAACATAGGTCGAAAGATTAAGAAGAGTGATCGATACACCTATGTCGATGCCACAAGGACCGAGGAACATGGAACACGGCTCTATGATGTAAATGGTACTAGACTTCCGTCTGTGACTACGATATTAGGGCGTACCAAAAATCAACAATTTATAAAAGAATGGACGGCCAAAGTTGGAGAACAGGAAGCAGAGCGAATCAAAAACTTATCTAGTAATAGGGGGACAGCTATGCACAAATTCCTGGAGCACTATATACTCGGAACTGGCTACGACGATCTTACAGCACTCGGACAGGAGGCGAAAGCCATGGCCGAAAAAGTTATTGATGTGGGTCTCACACCGGTTGATGAATGGTATGGTTCGGAAGTTACGTTATATTATCCGGGTCTGTACGCGGGCTCAACAGACCTTGTCTGTCTACACAATGGTCGTGAAACTATTGTTGACTTCAAACAGTCTAACCGTCCGAAAAAGAAAGAATGGATCGAAGATTATTATCTGCAAATCGCAGCGTACGCCATGGCCCATGACTACGTACACGACTCTAAGATTGAACAAGGAGTTATCATGGTATGCACGCCTGACCTATATTATCAAGAATTCAAAATCGAAGGACCTGAATTAAGGCAATATAAACATAAGTTTTTGAAGAGATTGGACATGTATCATGACCTAATTTTTGATGAAAAAGAGAAAGCAAAAGTAAATATGAACCCGGAGGATTTTTTTAATGGAGCGTGAGATATCAGGATACTATTATGACGGTGAAAAGTCATGGATATTATACAAAGATGAAGAGGGTAATGAAACACAGGAGGAATGGACAGATGAACAATCAGATTAGAATGGTTCTAAAGAAGAAATACGAGGCAGATATTGAAGATGCTAAGTATAAAATTAAGTGTTATAGCGAGCATGAGTTAGTAATACCAGAACACCCTGATATTACAGGTGAAGTAGATAAGCTGCTAATGAAGATAGCTGAGGCTGAGGACAAATTGGCAGTAATGAGTCTACATTATGGCGAAAATGTGACGAAGACTGTACTATAAGTGATCTAAAAAGTTTTAAAAAAAAATATTTTTTTTGTTTAAAAAAAGTGTACTTTTTGTACTTTTGGTTCAGAAGTGTTGATTTTATTAACTTTAGGGTGGACAGATCATGGTACAAATCATGTTTTAGAGTACAGATTATTTTGTACTACCAGATGCCCTACGCGCGCGAGTTTGAAATATTTTGAAAACTTTTAAACTTTTTAGATCTCTATTAGTATGATACAAGGTAACATGCCTAGGAAAAGACGAAAACGAATTGCAGCTGAAGGTGCTCCCGATATACCTTATCCGAAAGTCAGGGTGGAGTGGATTGATTGTGTCAGTGACTCTGGCTGGGCTACAGAAAAAGAATTTGATAAAATGAAATTAGCAGAGCCAATTCATGAAGGTTGGTTGTATGAGAAGAATAAAAAATATATTAAAATATTTGCTTCTTATGATAAAGATGAAGATGGTTTTACTTTTGGGGATCGTACAATGATTCCTCGAGGTTGGATAAAAAAGATACAAAAAATATAAATGAAAGTATATAAAAACTTCCTCGATATTGAGGATTTTAACAAAATTAAAAAAGTTTTTTTAAACTCTGATTTTCCTTGGTTCTACAATTCACAAATTACAACTCATTCTAAACTCCTTGGTGATTTTCAATTTACCCATATTCTTTATGTAGATAACTTAGCACAATCTAATTATTTTAATTTGTTAAAACCTGTAATTGATAAAATTAATTGTTTAAGTATTGTAAGAATCAAAGCTAATCTATTAACTAAAACAGATTCTAATATTGATTATGGATTTCATACTGATTATCATGATGACAGAATAACCACTGGCATATTATACATAAATACTAATAATGGTTATACTAAATTTAAAGATGGTAATTTAGAAAAAAGCGAAGAGAACAAGTATGTTGAGTTTAATTCAAGTGTGCCCCATTCTGGATCTTCTTGTACCGATGAAAATATTAGAGTAGTTATAAACTTCAATTATATAAAATGTTAGAATTATTTACTGTCCCTATTTATTCTGAAAAATTAAATTTAGATACAAAAAAAATTACAGACTATTGTTTGCTTATGAAAGATACAACAAAAAGTGTTAACATAAGTAACAAGGGAGGTTGGCAATCACCGCCTCTTTCAGGGGAGCATGTTGTTTTAAATGACATGTTTCGTGAAATTTTAAAACATGTTGAAACATATAGAAAGACAATTCCTTTTAAACAATCATTAAATTTTATAAACTTATGGATAAATATAAATGGTTATAAAGATTATAATGTTGAACACATTCATTGTAATAGTGTTATTTCAGGAGTTTATTATTTAAGTCCAAACAATACTGACATAGTTTTTGTACACCCTGCTGCGCAACTCATGCAGTTTGATTGGAATAGTGATGTAATAGATGATTATAACAAAAATAATTGTCAAAATTGGGCTATTACTCCATCTCAGGATCAATTACTATTATTTCCAAGTTGGTTAGGACACAGAGTCGAACCTAATTTAAGTGGTAAAAATAGAATATCTATTTCTTTTAATTTAAGATGATTTATCGGGAGTCACATCAATTATCTGCCCGTAATCGGTTAAAAGTTGTTTCATTTTGGCTTCTAATTCTTGTTCTGACATATCTTCTAACTTCCCAGTTTTTATTATTTTTCTGTCTATGTATAGCCCTGCTGCTTTACCTCTATTGGCCTCAGCGTTTACAGCAGA